TTTAATTATTTTTACTGACAACGTAATTACTGCTTCTGCAGTTTTTACTTTACAAGTACAAACAAATAATGAACTTGATGCTTCTTCTTTTGAAGCATTTGTTACAGGTGCAGGAACTAACGTAATAGAACGTGAAGCAGGAACTACAGATGGACATGCTAAGATTATCTTAACAGCATCTGGTGCAGACACGACTATCAAAGCAGGATCATATATTTATTTTGAAGCTGCTGCTGATACAGATAGTATGGCTGTAAAAATGATGATTAGAACTACTGGTGGAACGATTGCAGTAACAACTGCTAACAACTAATAGTTAACAACTTAAGTGGGGCTTCGGCCCCACTTTAAATTTACTTAATTAAGGAGGGTAAATAAAATGGCAGATACAGTAACAGGACCAGAAGTCCTACAAGAAAATGACAAAAGAGTAGTATTAAAAATAGTTGTTGAATCAGATGGAGACGGAAGCACAACAGTATTTTTTGATTCTTCAGCTAGATTAGTTAATGGCGCAGCATCACTTGGAACCTTACAAAGAATATGGTATTCATGTTCTCCAGGAGATGGTTCTGATTCGTTTGCACGTTTAGATTTTGAAGATTCTGACGGCGATAGACCTTTATTGGGATTAACTGGCGCAGCCTATTGGGATTTTAGAGAGTTTGGTGGATTGCCACCAAGCACTGATGCTAATACTAATGGTGATATTAATTTTGTTGTAGCGGCAGCCGCTGACGCTGGCAACATGTACACAGCAATAGCAGAATTTATTAAAACACCTACATAGGAAGGTAACATATGGCCAATACAACTTCAGGCACAGTTACTTTCGACAAAACGTTCGCAGTTGATGAAATAATTGCAGAAGCATATGAACGTATTGGTTCACAAGTAAGTTCTGGATATCAATTAAAAACAGCAAGACGTTCTTTAAACATAATGTTTCAAGAATGGGGAAATAGAGGTTTGCACTATTGGGAAGTAGGAGAAGCTGATATTGATTTAATTGAAGGTCAATCTGAATACATCCTTTTTAGATCTACTGGAGATGGTACAAGCGCAGTTACAAATCCTGCTAACACTTATGGTGTAGCAGATATCCTTGAAGCAACTTTAAGAACAGATAGAACTGCAACAGATCAAGCAGACTCTGCACTCGCAAAAATAGACAGATCAACTTATTCTGCTTTATCAAATAAACTATCTAAAGGAACACCTTCAAAATACTTTGTTCAAAGATTTGTAGACAAAACAGTTGTAACACTTTATCCAACAGCTGACTCTAGTAATGCAGCAAAAGCTGCCCACATTTATTTTGTAAAAAAAATACAAGACGCAGATGCAACTTATACAGATGCAACTGATGTCCCATTTAGATTTGTACCATGCATGGTATCTGGTCTAGCTTTTTACTTATCACAAAAATTTAACCCACAGTTAGTTCAACAAATGAAATTACTTTATGAAGATGAATTAGCTAGAGCATTATCAGAAGATGGTTCTTCTACTAGTGTTCATATAACACCAAAAGTGTTTTACCCAGGAACATAATGGCTACAGGAAAATTTTCAAAAGCAATATCAGATAGATCAGGAATGGAATTTCCATATAATGAAATGATTACAGAATGGAATGGCTCTTTTGTGCATGTATCTGAGTATGAAGAGAAACATCCGCAATTAGAAATAAGTGCTCATCATGGAGATGAACAAGGATTATTTAATGCAAGACCAGACAGAACAGAAAATAAAGTTTTAATACTTCTTATACCAAATGCTTTTGAGACTATATCTGCAAGTTCTGGAATTATAAATGTATCAGAAAAAGGTCACGGTAGATCAACTGGAAATACAGTAAGATTTAGAGGACCTATTCACAAAACATCTGATCCAGATGGTTTTGAAAACTTAACAGGATTTGATGGTATTACAGGATCTAATTTATCTAGAGCTGCTGGTTACTCGATAACTGTAGGCAAAAGAGATTCAAGCGGGAACATTACAAACACAGAAAATTTCTATCACTTTACTGTAGCCACAGATACTGCTACAACAGGTGGTATATCAGGAGGGGGACAAAGTTGCTCGTCAGGACCAGCAACTTTAACAGCATAATATGGCAGGAATTAGTTACTCAGATTTAAGAACAAATATTAGGAATTACACAGAAGTAAGTAGCACCGTATTAACGGATGCTGTTATAGAAAATATTGTATTAAATGCAGAGTATAGACTTTTTAGAGATGTACCTAGTGATGCATACAGAAAAACAGCTACAGACAATTTAGTAGCTAACCAAGAACATGCTAATGTACCAGCCGGAGCTTTATTTGTAAGAAGTGTTCAAGTTGCAGACGGAACATCAACTTTGACTAATCCAATTTTTTTAGAAAAAAGAGATGTAGCTTTTTTAGACGAGTATAATGGCGCACGTGCTACAGGTAGACCTAAGTATTATGCTATGAAAGGTGGAGCAACAGGTAATACAAACACAACTTCAGGAGCAATATTATTATCTCCAATACCAGATACTACATATGTATATAAAATTCATTATAATGCTATACCTTCTAAGTTAGAAGCAACGGATAATGAAACAAATTTTATTAGTTTAAATTTTCCAAATGGTCTATTATATGCTGCCTTAGTAGAAACATATGCCTATTTAAAAGGGCCAATGGATATGTTACAATTGTACGAGGCAAAATACAAAGAAGAGGTTCAAAAATTTGGCGGAGAACAAATAGGCAGAAGAAGAAGAGACGACTACACTGATGGAACTGTTCGAATAGGAATAGAACCAGTAAAACAATAGGAATTAAAATATGGCATCAACATTTACAACACTTGGTTTAGAACTAATGGCAACTGGCGAAAACGCTGGTACATGGGGAGATAAAACTAATACTAATCTAAGCATGGTTCAAGCAGCCGTTGCTAGTTATGTAGAAGTAGCTGTAACTAATGGTGGAACAAAAACTTTAGGTATAACAGACGGTGATGCAACAGAATCTACATCAGTTGCAAGAAGTGCTGTTATAAAATTAACAGGAACTATAACAGGAAACTCTATTGTAACTGTTCCAGACTCAGTAGAAAAAGTTTACATTGTAACTAATGGCACATCGGGTGCTTACACAGTACAATTTAAAACAGCATCAGGATCAGGTATTACTTTTGGTTTATCAGAAAAAACTACAAAATTAGTATACTCAGATGGAACTAATATTGTTGACGCAGGATTTAGTGGTGGAACTGATTTAGACGGTAAAGAATTAATTTTAGATGCTGATGGAGATACTTCTCTTACAGCAGATACAGATGATCAAATAGATATTAAAATTGCTGGAACAGATCAATTAACAATTAAAGATGGTGCACTTTCTCCAGTTACAAATAATGATATTGATTTAGGTACAGCTTCTTTAGAATTTAAAGATGCATTTTTTGATGGAACAGTAACTTCAGATGCTTTCGCAGGACCGCTTACAGGTAATGTAACAGGAAACGTTTCTGGCACGGCAGCAACAGTAACTACTGCAGCACAAACAAACATTACATCATTAGGAACTTTAACAACTTTAACAGTTGATAATGTAATTATTAATGGTTCTACTATTGGACATACTGGTGACACAGACTTAATAACAGTTGCTAGTGGTATTGCTACAGTAGCTGGTGAAGTGTCAATGACTACACTAGATATTGGTGGAACAAATGTAACAACAACTGCTGCAGAATTAAATTTAATAGATGGAGGTACTTCAAGAGGTACAACTGCAATAGCAGATGGCGATGGTCTTTTAATTAATGATGCTGGCACAATGAGAATGACCACTGTTCAAACTCTTGCTGCTTACCTTGATGATGAAATTACTTCAATGCCAAATCTTGTTACTACAGCCGCAACAACAGTAGGTGCTTTAAATTCAGGATCTATTACTTCAGGTTTTGGAACTATTGATACAGGCTCCTCTGCAATTACAACAACAGGATTAATAAGTGGTGGATCACTTGATATAGATAACGTATTAATTAATGGTACAACAATTGGTCATACTGATGATACAGATTTATTAACACTTGCTGACGGAGTTCTGACAGTAGCTGGTGAAGTATCAATGACAACTTTAGATATTGGTGGAACAAATGTAACAACAACTGCCGCAGAATTAAATTTAATAGACGGTGGAACTTCTACTGGTTCAATAACACTTGCAGATGCAGATGGTTTTATTGTAAACGATGGTGGTACTACCAAACTTATTCCCGCTACTGATCTTAAAACTTACATTGGGTCATCTACAGCAGCAGATGATATAACAGCAGGTGATGCAGCAATTGGTCTTTCAACTACTTCTGGTGATATTACAGTTGATTCAAACGCTGGAGCAGTATCAATAGACGGACACACAGGTGTTACAGTTGCTTCTTCAAGTTCTGGAAATATAACTTTAGATTCAGTAGCAGATATAGTTCTTGACGCTGCAGGAAATGATTTTAGTTTTAAAGCAGGCGGAACAGAAATTTTAAAAATAACTAACTCATCAAGTGATGTAATAATTAAACCAATTGTTGATGCTAAAGATATTATATTTCAACAAAGAGATGGTACAGAAGTTGCAAGAATTGAAGACAACGCAACATTTAATGTTGTAACAGGTAAATTAGCAATTAATGGTACAGCAGTTACATCTACAGCAGCAGAGTTGAATTTAGTAGATGGTATTACAGCAGGAACAGTATCTGCTTCACTAGCAGTTATAGCAGACTCAAACGCAGATATTTCAGGATTTAGAAATGTAACTTTAAGCGGTGAGCTAGATGCAGCAACAGGAGATTTTTCTGGTGTTGTTGATATTGCAGGTCAACTTACAGTTGCTGACGGATCAGCAGGTGCTCCATCAATTTCAAATACAGGCGATGCAAACACAGGATTATTATTTAGTGCTGCAGACACACTGGCTTTTTCAGCTGGTGGAACTTCACAATTTACAATGGCAGATGGAGGAATTATACCTGTTACAACTAATGATGTAGACTTAGGTACAGCTTCTTTACAATTTAAAAACG